AGGGGCCGGAGGCTGGAGGCGCGTACAGCCGCATCGGACGGCGCAGATGATGTGACCGCGCCCGACGGCATCAATCCTGCTGGCCTGGCACCGCAGGCCCTTAAGCCTAACTTCCGCAGCCTTCAGAACCACAAAAGCCCCCGTGAGGAGGCTTTGTAAGGAGCTGAAATCCTAGAGATTTTTGGCTCCGGCGGTAGGGCGCGGAGCAAAATTCGACCGCATTTTAAGCCATTGAAAACGCTTTCATTTGCGCTGCGCGGGTCGCTGTCTGTGTTACGTCGATGTGCTACAGTTGTAGCACAGGGGAAGGTTATCCAGTTTGGTCGCACGGTCCAAGCAGTTCCCGGAGGTTAGCTACGACTAAGTTTGGGTTCTCGATCCGGTCCGGCGATCAGCCGCGCCGTGGAGCTCTCGGACGTCGATGAGCGCGGCTGCCACTTCATCTAGCTGGTCGATGTGTGGCGTGAGGAGTTTCGCAGCGTGGTTCATGGCCTGACCCAGCTTCGCCCGCACCCTCTGCTTCTCCTCCTCGGTCAGCCTGTGCATGTCGGCAGGCCCCAGCCAGCCATCGCCATTGCGGTCAAGGCCCAGCTCTCGGTCCATTTGCAGAATTAGCCCTGTGGCCAAGGCAAGATCGCTCTCACTGTCTCCACCTGCGCCGCCGGAGATCGTGCCAAGCACCAGCCTCTCAGCCGCGCGACCGGCCATCAGGATCAGCAGCTCTCTTTCGATCTCCTCGACCGTCAGCTCGACGAAGGTCGAACGGCGTTCGGCCCGACCGTCGCGGTCAGAGAGGCTGAGCTTTACGACAGAGCCTGGCATCAGCAGTTCGGCGGCAAGCGCGTGACCGGCTTCGCGGACCGCGATACGACGCAGAAGCGCCGGGTTGGGCCGATCGATCCCGAGGTGTCGGCGCATCAGGTCGGATGACATGGGCAGCCGTTGCCGCCGCGCGTCCGCGGTGGCGGCACGCAATGCGGCATCGAGTTCGGCGGGGGTCTTGCCCGTGGCGGCGCGGGCCAGCGTGTCGATCTCGTTTTCCGGCAGCTTAGCCTCCAGCACCTTGCCCAGGATCAGCCTGATATCTGCAAGCGACGGAAGTGGCATTCGCTGGATCTGGTCAAACCGGCCAGGTCGCGTGATGGCAGGGTCCAATCTGCCCAGCTGGTTGCATGCCCCGATCCCGTAGAGCTTGAGGCTGCCCATCAGGTCTAAGATCTGGGTGCGTTCCATGTCGGCTGGTCCTCCTGAGGCTGTCGTAGCGAGCGCAATCGGCCACGGGTTCGTGGGTCAGGCGCAGCGCGGTGTGGGTCAGTAGAAGTGGCGGCGGGGCCGGGTCGCGTCGTCGGGCGAGAATGTTGATGACGACAGGCGCGGAATGGATAGGCCCGTAAGGCATTTATGTCGTCAGCGCGTCAGAACAATCGCGGCAGCTTCGCGACCACGCCACTCATCACGGTCATCGACGTGGCGACATCATATTGCTCGTCATGCACGTCACCGCCGCTGTGCCCGACTAGGTCACGGCGCTGCTTCTCGCTGACCTCGGGCAACTCCTTCAGGTGGGCGATGGCATAATGGCGGAACGAGTGGAAGCAGAGCTCCCTCGGGTTGCCGTCCAGCTGTAGCACCAACGCCTTCGCCCAGTTGTAATAGATCTTGTCACCGAAGGACTGGCTCTCATTTGTCGCGATCAACTCGGGGAAGAGGGCCGAGGCGCCTCGCTGACGCATATCTTCAACATGTTTGAGAAAGCCCAGCTCGATCAGGTGCTCGTGGATGTGAACCAGGCGCTCCGTGCTGAAGGTCTTGACCCCGCAGTGCATGTTGTCGCGGATGTGAAAGCAGGGAATTCCGTCGACGGACACGACATCACGGGGTTCCAGCCCGAGAACTTCCTCCCGCCGGACGCCGCTGTAGCCAGCCAGGATTGGCCCCCAGTAGAGCCCATCCGCCTCTACGATGTTGCCGCGCTCATGGCGCCGCGACGTTGACCTGCACCCCGTCCAGATCGGGTGCCGGAAGGGCGCAATGTGCCTGCTTTACTCATGCGCTACTAACAGGCCGAAGATGAACCCGCAGAATATCCCGCAAGAACTGAAAGACTTTGACCAATGGGTTTGTCGCAACCAAGCGAAAGAGCCTGTCAACCCTCACACCCTGCACTTGGCGTCTTCGACCGACCCGACGACTTGGGGGACGTTCGAACAGGCTTGTGAACTGTATGCCGCTGGCAGGGTCGCAGGCATCGGCTTCGTTCTGACCGAACGCGACCCCTACACGTTGATTGACCTTGACGTAAAGCCCGGCGAAGAACCGACCGAACTGCAAAGGGCTGTCCTAGAACAGTTCCCCGGCTATGCCGAAATCAGCCCAAGCGGTCGCGGTTTGCATATCGTCGTCAAGGGTTTCGTTCCCAAGGGGCGAAAGACGAAGCAAGTCGAAATCTATTCGTCGGGTCGATACATGACCATGACGGGCGACGTTCATCGCCCCGGCCCAATCATTGATTGCAACGAAAGGCTTGCCGAACTTTGGGCGTATCTTGGGGGAAGGTCAATGACCGCCGCAGCCGAAATCGCCGCATGGCTTGCAGCTTCGTCGCAGAACGACCGCAGCCCCAAGGGCGACTTGGTCCTTCGGGGGCCGTTCGGGGAATTGGTCACGGTCGGGCTTGACGACGTGCCGCCGGAAGCGCCTGCGGGCTGTCTGCTCCTGTTCACCCTAGCGCCGGGCTATGTGCCCACATGGGGCGAACCCTTGGGCCAGCAACGGCTTGCGGACAGGGCGCAGCACGTCGCTTGGCTGGCAGGGGCAGGACGGCCCGATTTCCCGCCTGTAGCCGTGCTGCGGGTCGCCGCAGGGGCTACCATGCGCCAAGCCTGCACCGCTGCGGGTATCGACCCCGACGCGCCCCTTGTGGGCATCCCCGCAGCCGCCTTCTAACGATCTTCCTCAAGGCCAGTAGGAAGCAACCTGACCCCCGTTACCGCAAGGTTTCGGGGGTCTTTTTTATGCCAAGTTTCGAAGCAACACTTTCACTTCCTAGTTAGGTGATCGTGATGGGCATTCAACGGTATGTGCTTGGTCGAAACTTCTTTCAATTCGCGCGCAAGATGGTCCCAGAAGGCTATTTCAACTTTGAAGCCTTCCGAAATTAGATCGGTTATGACTGGAACGTAGTCGGTATCGCCCGCCACAAGTAAAATTTCGTCTTTCGTTCGATCCATCATAGAATAGGCGTCTTTTGTAATTCTATGCGCGATTGCAACGTCAACCTTCTTTTCTTGATTGGCGAAGTTCTTGTCGTAAACCGTTGGATTAAATCCTTTTCTTTTCAGCATGTCCCAAAACGTATCGCCGGGCGGTGGTGATCCCCACAACCTTGCCACGTCACCTTCGGCGCAAAGAAAATCATAAAGTCTGCCGTAATCCAGTTGCCAAGTGTGATCTACAATTCCGCTACCCATCGCGTCGTAGATGTTCTTGGCTAGTCCCTTTTTAACAGCGGATACGCGGCATCCTTCAATGTAGATGTTTGAATTATCAATGTATGCATACGTCGCCATGAAGGTCTACTCCGCCGAATTTTGGGTTCAAACTACTCACGAAGGCTAGCATGAAGATTTTCGGCATTCTAGGCTATGAACGCTGTCGCAACGCCTTCGAAGTTGCGTCGAAGCAGGCATCGGAACGTTTGTCGAAGTCTTAGGACAAGGCAAGCCGTTCACGTTCGCGTGACTACTTCCAGCCCTTCGCAGCCCCATAAAAGGCACGAAAGAACTGTGTGTAGGTTGTTAGTAGGTTTGTGGTGCTGCCAATTTTCCCAATGAAATCAATGGGTATTGGCTCCGGCGGTAGGGATCGAACCTACGACCAATTGATTAACAGTCACCAAAATTGTGTTTAATTTCAATGTGTTACTTATTATGGTGTTTCGCAATATAGGTGTCTTGCGTTCTATTCTATCCAGTCGGATAGAGCCTGCATCTGATCCCCACATTGGCGCAATGCACTGCGGTCGCGACCCCAGAGAATTTCAACTTCTGCGCCGGTCAGATCGCGCTGCGGCAGATCGACCGGCGCCGCGCAGCCCACCAGCAGCGACGGCGGCACCAGAGCCTGCGACGGCGGCGGCTCATCTTTGGCGCAGGCGGTCAACGCGGCTGCGAGGCAGGCCGCCAGTGGCATCGTCATCCGCATGGGCGGCATCCTCTAGTTCTCGGGCGAGATCGTCGCGTTCGGCTTGCAGGGCGAGACGGGCGGCTTCTGTGCGGCTGGCCTGCTCGGCGGCGCGGATCGTTGCCGCCTGTGCCCGGGCCAGAGCGACGGCGTGGGCGCCCTCGCACAGCGCCCGGCCGTCATTGCGACCGCAGAGATAGGCCGCGCCAGACAGCAGCAAGACGGCCACTAAGGTGATGCCGATGCGGGTCACGCGCGGCATTCCGGCACATAGGGCGTATCGCGGATCTTGCGCCACCAGCTATGCCGGTCGGCCAGCTTGATGTGATAGCCATGGGTCGCATAGCCGGGGCCGTTGTAGACGCGCGCGAAGGGCGCCCAGTCAGCGGGTGTGGACGGCTGCGCCAGCGCATGGATGCGGCGCAGGTCATCGTCAAGACCGGCGCTTTCGATGAAGCGCACCATGGCTGTAAGGTGGCGGTCCTCGTCATCAAGGAAATCAGCCACCATATCCTCGGCCGTGGCATAGCCCGCAAGTTTGCAGTTGAAACCCATGATCTGTCCAAGGCCCCATGAGGCCGCGCGCAGGGCAGCGGGACGGTCGATCTGCATGGCCAGCAGCAAGCGGGGATAGCTGTCACGCGGATAGGCGCCGGGGCGCCATTTGGGATAGGCAAGACCCTGAATTTCAGCGCGGCGGCGCTTCGCCTCGCCCAGCTCGCGCCAGAAAACATGCGGCTCGAACAACATCTTTGGCCGACCCTGATCATCGAAACCGCCGCCGCTGGTTTCCACGTCGATGACCGCGTGCAGCTCGTCTTCACCCACGCCGATCAAACGTCCGATCCGGGGCAGGTCGATATCATCCAGCCGCCGGGCGGCTCCCTTGAAATTCGTCATTAGACAGCTCCATCAAACCTTGTCATCGGGTGGCAGTATGCGGTCCACCACGCGATCCGCGATGCGGTCGCCGCGCGCCTCGATCAGTCCGGCCAGCCGCAGCGCCCAGCGGGTCGCACGCCGCGAAAAGAACCCGGCGCCCAGCATGACCAATTGAAGCGGCAGGCCCGGCGCCCACCGCTGAACCGCGATGGCGGCGGCATGGCTGGCAATGAACGCCGCGACCATGACCGACCACAGCTCGCGCCGGTCCTGTTCCGGCTCAATGTGGCGGGCGTAGCTGGCCCCTGCCAGGGCGAGGAACAGGCCGCCGATCCATTCATGCGGCGCGAATGTGATGCCCAGTCCGGCAAAGGCCAGCGTCAGCCAGTCCCGCGCATGATCTGCAAGTTGGTCTTTCATGTTACGCGGCCTCCGGGATCAGCGCGGACAGGATGAAAACAGACAGCTCGTCGTAGCGCACGCCATAGCGGTTGCCCGCCGCGACGGCTGGAATAACGGTTGTCGTTTCTTCATAGGTGGCCGGGGAAATCATCGTTCCGTCGCGGTACTCGGCGGGCTGGATTTCCTGTTCAAAAACGCCGGGATCAACCTCGACCATCTGCGCCCGCTCGGGGGCGACCAGAACCTGTTCATAGACCGCAGGTTCTTTGAGGGAGCGGGTGGTCAGCACCTGTTCCGGGCGGGCCTCCCATTCGTCGTAACACAGCACGCCATAGTCCATGGCGTCCAGCCCCTCGGCCGCAAACGCAGCCATAAGCTCCTGCGCGATGATCCCGAAATGCCAGCGGGCATCAGCGCCCTTGCTGATGACGGCATCCCGCCACTTGTATTTCTTGATGAGGCCCCGGCAGGCCAGCGCCACGCGGCGTTCGGCATCGGACAGGTCCGTTACCTGCTCTTTCAGCCGCTCGTCAGAAGTGTTGATTGTGCCGGTCCCGGCAAAGACCTCGGAAAAGCGCCGGTCAGGGCCACCCAACGCCTTGGTGTTGTCCTGCGAAATAGCGGGGGCAAAGCGCGACGAAGTGGCGACATAGATCCCGGCGCCGCCCTCGGCCTGAAGGCGCACTTCGCCCAGCTGGCTGGTCAATTGGAAGTTGCTCGGGAATGCCTCGGCCAGCGCAATCGTGCGCGCCGACGGGCTGAACGTATTGTCGGTGCTGTCCCTGAAAGACAAGAAGGGCGAATTGCCGCTGGCATTACCGCTGCATTCGATGGACAGGCCACAGGCGCCGCTTTCATTGAGGAAGCGGGTTAAGGCTGACTGGATGCGCCCACCCTCGCGGAACCACATATGCCGGTGATTGCGGCGAAACTTCACCCCGATTTCGGCATAGCGGCCCTCGCGGTGACTGGCCAGATTGATACCGACAGTGCCCGGTGCGCCGCCGCCCTGATTGTTGATCCTGAAGGCGCCACCGCCGACAACGATACCATTATAGCAGCCATGCCGGGCGCCCGCGTTGCCGCTGATGATCATGCCCGCTGTGACGGGCGCGCCTTTGTAGGTGTCATTCCCGCCAAATACTTTGGCGTGAAACGCTGTGGTGAAGCCGCTGCCTTCCTCGAAGACGAGGCTGTCATCGTTCAGGTAGGGAACATCAAGGGTTTCATCGGCCCGGCTGGAAACGAATGCCTCGCAGGCGATCATATAGGCGCCGCTGGAGAACAGCGAGCGGCGATGCGCCTGAAACCCGGCGGCGGTCGATTTGCTGGCGCCATATGTCCGAATGTTCGGGACTTCGCTTTCCCTTGCGTCCCAAGCCCGGCCGATGATCGCGGCCATCCCCATGCGGCCCGCGAATTTGTTGTGGACCGTCGAGCCAATCCCCCAGAAATTGCCGGTCTGGGCCTCGCCCACGGTGGCGAAATCGCCCTGACCGATCAGCTCATGGTAGATGCCCGCGCCACGGGCAAAGTCCGGCGCGCCGCTGGGGTCGCCCGTATAGGAATAGGTCACGCGGGTTTGCAGCCTGATAGCCGGGCTGATCGGCGGGGGGCTGTTGCCGTCCAGATCGCGGAAATGGGTAATCAGGCTGTGGCCTTCGCGCTGGCCCCAGACCTGATCCCAATACCCCCAGTTGTAGTCCGGCGGCGAGCTGTCATTGAAAACGCCATTGCCATAGCAGCCGGTCACGAATTGCAGGACCGCGCCATTCACGAGGTAGTTTCCGGGCGGCACGAATTTCAGCCCGGCCACCGCCTGAAAGGCCGCCCAGGCGGCGCTATCATCGGTGACGCCATCGCCCTTCGCGCCAAATACCTGTGGCGTCAGCGGGCCGCGATCAACCATTTTGGGGGAAAGCAGGGTCATGGGTCGATCCGTTCAGAGTGGGAAAGAAGGTGAGCGGCGAGACGGCGCCAGAGGCGGCGGGGGATGATGTCGAGGATCATAGTTGATAGCTCCCAGTAATCCTCAGTCGCGTGGTCGCCGTGATTTCGGTTCCGTTCAGAGTGGAGGCACTACCACTCGTGGCGCGATAAATTGAAATGTAGTCGGTGCCATACTGGATATCGCCGCCAGAAATCTCGCTCGTCAGGCCAAGCCAGTATGGGATGGTCACGGCTGAGAACGTGTTGCCAGTTGCATTGGCAATGAACGGCAGACCAGTAACGCGCACCGCGCCGGACGCCATGCCATCAGTCGCCGACAGGACGATGTAGACATCAAAGAACACCCTGTTCCCGATGCGCGTATATCTGCCGCTCCTGACGGAATATGTATGCGTGCCAGCGACCGTCGCGCCTGCGATTGACGGGGTGAAAGTGCCTTCGTCATAGTGCGCAAGCGCATCACCACCGGGTTCGAACTGGATGCCGCCCCGCGCAGTGAAAGCGGCCAAGGGTTGCGACCCGACTGGCACGAATTCTGATGCGCAGTTAATGATGCGGTAGTTTGCCCAACCTGCGTAGACCGCACATGACGCATTGCCTACAAGGTTCGATATTTCAAATCCGCTTTCCCGGCGCGTAGATGTCGGCTCTGTTCCGGTCAGGACGATACTGTCCTTGACCAATATCCCACCGCCATTGATCCCGCAGTTGATCGCCGCTGCCGTGCCGACGAACATGACGCCAATTCGGCGCGTTCCGTGCCCATTCGCAACAGCATCAGCCCCAGAGATACCCAGAAGCGAACACCCTTTTTCGGTATACAGACCATGAACCCAATTTCCGCCGCCGCTGGGGGAGATTACCAGATTTGCCCCATAGTTGTTTTCGGCGGTGATACCGGAAATCAATCCAGCCCGGTGCGGCCCCCAATAGTAACCGCAAGACATTGTCCTGAGCACAGGGTCACTTTCGCGAAACTCCTCGTTGCCGCCGTTCGCTTCTGCGTGCAGATTGAAATGGATCAGCGCGTTGACTTTATCCTGACTGGTCCATCCCCAGCGGGTATCCGCATATCCCTCTTCACCTCCACGCCCAAGGTTGCGGTAGAGTTTGCAATTCATGGTGCGGCCAGAATATGTGCCATTCAGCGACCACCCGGAAGTTACTGTTCTGGTGATGTTGAGCGATACAAAATCAACCTGCTGCACTCTGGCCCCATAAAAACCAAACCCGGCGGCGTTGTTCCCGTCCAGTGTAAGATTATGCAGGCGCACGCCCCAGATTGTATCTGCAAACCCGTTTGCAGGTTCGACCCCAATAGCCTCGGGCGATGCGGCGATCATAGCCACGTTCGCCCCTGCCGACCCGCCCCACAGGATGCGGCACTCGTCCCACTCCGCTGGGCCACCCGGTTGTTGCGTTTCCGGGTATCGGCTGGGCAAGGCATCACCCCAGAAGCCGCAATTACGATTTCGCTGTGGGTCTATAATCAGGGTGTCGGTAATCAGATACGTCACGCGCCGCAGCGGCCCGCTGCCATATTTATCCCAAACCCACTGCAAGGCCTCCGTCATATCGGTTATTCCGGGTAGCACGTTCGCAGTGTGATGCTCGGGGCGTGCGTCGCCATGCGGCACCCATCCCGGCATATCTGCGATGTCTACAACAGGTGCCCCGGTATACCGATATTCAACCGTGCCATCGCTGATGACAGAACCGACAGGCCAAGCAGCGCCATTTGCTGCGGGCACAGCCGCGATGCGACCATTGAAGGTGTTGGACTGCCCGGCAAACTCACCAGCAACAATGCGGTAGCGATACCAGCCGTACATGCCGACGGCGCCCGGCTCAGTGATCGTCAGAACGTTGCCTGTCTGAGACCACGAAACGCCACGCTGCTGCACAAGGCCCGAGATGAAAACGCTGTCAACGATGTAGTTCCCCAGAAGGGGGATCGTCATGGGTGCGGCCGATACGAAGAAAGGCACACCATCGCCATAGGCGGCGGAACCGAGGGCGCCCGCTGCCAGCTCGGCACGTTCTGCCGCATCGGCTGCGATCTCGCCATAGTGCTGCGCCTGGGCAATGTCCTCGGCATTCGGGCCGGGGACGATACGCCTTTCATTATCCCACATGAGCACCTTGCCGGGTGCCGGGGAAAGCGGCGGCTGATCGGTGTTGGGAATGCGCAGGGTGCTGCGATAGGCCCGGTCCAGCTCCTGCACCGCCATGACGGTGCGGTCCAACTGGGTTTCAAGTCCGCGTTCACGCTCACCGCCCAGCCCGACCCAGCCCTGTTCAAGGTCGGTATCGCGCAGGATGCGCAGGCGCTTGCCCAGATAGGGCGCCAGCGTGTTGAGATACAGATTGCCCCGCGTCTGAGACGATGCAGGCTCAACGCTGTAGGCTGACGGGTCCAGCAGGTTTTCTGCGCCATCGGCCTCCACAACATAGACAATCACGGCCCCTTCGGCATAGGCGAAGGGGACCGAATGCGGCCCGGTTGCGGACACCGTAATCAGTTGCGGCGGGGAATAAAGCTCAACCGTCATGCTCAGCCTCTGCAAGGGCAGTTCTGGCAAACGGTTGACTTTACGCGGCTAGGCGGGCCGCGTTCCGGTCACCATATCATGCGGTTTAGCGCAGTGCATTACCTAAATCGGGGGCGCGCGCAGGCAGCTTTTCGCCGGGTGCCCACCATGGGCTTGTGCCATAATCCTTCAGTTGCTTCTTGAGGCGCCGCTGCCAGAGCCGATCCGCCTCGGGATCGAGGAAGCGCGAAACCTCGTCCATCACCAGGCGGCTATAGGCCGTGCGGGCATACCACGATGACGACAGGAAAGGCGTGTTGCGCTGTGCAAACGCCGACACATCGCGCCCCAGATGAGTGTCATTGCCCTGAATTATGGAGTTCAGGTTACTGGCGAAGGGTTGCGCCATGTCACCCAGAAAACCGATGACAGGCCCGGCGACAGTCTGTCCAAGTCCGCCACCCATGCGGTTCTGTTCGGCAGCGAAAAAATCGCCGAAGATGCCCAGCCCGCCACCCTGAAACAACGCAGCCCACCAGAACTTGCCTTCCGTCATGGGGCGGGGATCGTTTCCCTTCGCCAGCTCCTTCAGCTGAACCGCGACGGCGCCCAGAACCAGAAGCATGGCGCTGGCCTTGGCGGCATATTTGGCCTTGTTCCACCGGCCTTCGATTGCCGCGAAGCGGCGATACTGGCCCAAAGTGAGAGACAGGGCAAAGCTCTTGTAGGTCATGGCAGACCGCAGCAGCTCACCGGAAACTGTGCCGGGCGGCGCATCACCCTGAAGACGGGCACGGCCCTCAAGGCTGGCGGTCGGGATGGCATATTCCAACTGTTCCTGCACCAATGCCTGCATGCGCATTGCCAGCCCCTCGGCCTCGACGCGGGGCAGGGCGGTCTGATGTTCCAGCCACCAGACAGGGCTGATGAAATCGGCTCCATTGGGGGCGCGGAACCGGGCGTCAGCGGCGCGCAGCAGATCCCAGTCGGCCGGGGTGATGCCGCGCGCCTCCATCGCGCGGCGCAACGGGTCCGGCAGGGCGGCAAAGCCCGCGTCGGCATGTTCGGCCAGGAAGCCCGCAAACTCCATCTGAAAGGCGACCTTGCGCATGTCGGTGACAAAGTTCAGTCCGGTTGCGCGCAGGGTGAACCCGGCCAGCCGCTCGGGTAAACCATTGCCGAACATGCGCCCGAAATAGCGGGCCGATCCGCTGCCCGCATCGGCCAGCGATCCCGCGACATAGCCCATGCGTGCGGCGGTCTGCCGGGTGGCCTGACTTTTCATCAGCTCGACCGACCGCCCCAGCACATTGCGCGCATTCATGCCCATGTGCTGCGCTGCTGAAGTGATCGTGGCAACATCCGTCACAGATGACAGCACGGCGCTGCCCAGCTGGGCTGAGGCCAGCACGGCACGGGTGCCACTGAAGAAACGGGCCATGTCGATGCTATGCGGCACATTGGCGGCACCATCTACATGGGACAGCATCACGCGGGCCAGCTTGGCCGACGCGGATACGCGGTCGGCCAGCTTGGGGTTCCGCAGATCGGCGGCGCGCTTCTGCGCAACCTGCGCGGCAAATTCCAGCCCCAGCTTCGGGGACGGCCCCAGAACGCGCATCAGGGCCACATCGCGCGCCATCCCATGCAGCCCGTTCATCATGGCCGAAAACGGATCGGAGGCACCGAAGTCGCGGTTGTAATCCAGCCATGCCTGCCCGTCGCGGAAATGCAGGACGCGGTGTTCGGCCCGCTGGTTGTAAAGTGCCTTGCCGCCCACCGACATGGAAGGTTCGCGCCGATCCCAGCCGCCGGTGGTGATGCCATCGTAAACATCGCGCAGGAAGGCATCAACCTCGGCACGGGGCGGCTTGCTGCCGGGGGCGCTGGCAAAGGGCTGGCCGGTTGTGAAATCGGTGATGCGGTCCCATGCGGCCAGCTCGTGGACGCGTGCGGCCCAGGCATCGAAACCGGCCTGCCGGATCGTCGCCGCATCATGGCTGTGGGGCAGGCCGTAATCGGCCAGCTCGCCGATGTTGCCACCATGGGCATTGAACAGGCGCCGCATGCGCTGCTGCGTGCGCTGCAAGGCGGTGGCGAAGCCCTTGGCGCTGGCGTCGCCGGTGGCGGTGCCATGGGCTTCCAGCACGATCTTTTCCAGCAGCTCGGCATCGCGGCTTGAACCGATGACATTCAGCCCGACCTTTTCCAGCATTTCCGAAAGCCCGGCTGCGATACTGACCTCATAGGCTTCCTGAATGGATCGCACACTTTCGCCCCGGAAACCGGAGCCTTCGGAATATTCCAGCAGGTTGCGCAGGGCCAAGGCCGGATCGGGTGCGGTTTCGACAAGGTTTTTCAGGCGTCGCATGGCCTGAAGCTGGTTCACGACCTTGTGGGCACGCTGGGTTTTTGCGGCCTTGGTCGCCTTCTTCATATCCTCGGCCGCGCGCTGTGCGGCGGCGTCCGGCCCCATGATCGTTTCATAGCGCGCGACAAGCTGGGTGTATTGGTCCAGCGCCGCCTGTCCGCGCGCGCGGTCGATCTCGCCAAAGTCCATGGCGCGGGCGATGCAATCCGCCATATTTGTCATTGTGCTGTTCCTTTCGGGATGATGCCGCACGCCTGAATGACGGCCTCGGCCGCGTCGTCAGCGTCCAGCTCGTCCAGCAGATCGCGGGCGCTGAGCTGGGTTTCGCCCAGATCGAGGGTCAAGCCATCGAACTCGGCCCGCAGCTGGGCCAAAGCATCGTCGCGCGCTGGCGTCGGTGTCTGGGCCGGTTTCTGCGCCAACGCGCGCGCCATGTCGTCGCGGACCCCATTATCAATGGCGACGGCCTCCGGGCTGTCTGCGCCCTGATCAAAGCCCGCATCCGGCAGGGGTTCCGGGTCACGCGCGGGGGCAGGCTGTCCAAGGGCGGCAGCCACATCGTCGGGCAGATCGCCAAACGCACTACGGTCCAGCGCGCGCAACACGTCCACCGGGCTGGGGGCATCCAGAAACCCGCCTGCCGCATCAGAGGCCCGCCGAGCCTCGGCGGCATAGCGCGACAGGAAGCCCGCGATTTCATCCTCGGGGGCGGTGCGTCCCTTGCGCCAGAATTTACCCAGAAGGGCGCGGGTGACGGGGCTTATGGCGCCGTCCAGAAGGTCGGGGCTGTCCAGCAGGTCGGCCATGGCGGCCGCGATGGTCTGGCCTTCGCGCCGGGCGGTCTGACGGGCCGCCACGATCAGCTGCATCGCGTCCAGCACATTGCCGGTCAGGTCAAATTCCGGTGCGACATGGCCCGCCGCGATGTCGGCGCGCAACATGGCCCAGTCGGGCGCGGCGCGCACCAGCGCGTCCATCAGCGATTTCATCTCGCCCGCCGCGCCCTCGGTCATCATCTCGATCAGATCGGCATTCGGCCAGGCGCGGGCGAAAACAGCCTCGCGGACCATGCGACGGCCATAGCTGTTGAGCGCATTGTCGCCGTCGGTGACGGCGCTGCGGGTGGCGGCGGACAGGCTTTCCAGCCAGCCGCGCACGAAGTCGCGGTTCTCGGGCGCGGCAATATCCAGATCGCCCCGGAACAGCGCCATGCGCCGGTCGGACAGGTTGCGGGCATTGGCCTGCGCCATTTCGACCGGGCGCAGCACGGCAACGCCGCTGTCCTGCGCATCGTTCACCAGCCGGACGCGGCCCGCGTGATCCAGTTCGGAGGTGCGGCGGGCGATCAGCACCGGCTGTTTCACGCCTTCGGGGATGGTATAGCCCTCGGCCTCGATGAAGTTGCGATAGGCGGCGGCACGGTCAGGGTGCCGCTCATAGGCACGGGCGATGATGCCGAAACGGCCGTTGCCGCTTTCGATCATGTTATCCGGCCCTACAATCGGTGCGCCGGTCGAGGCATTGGGGCTGCGGCCCAGTTGCGCCGGATCGAGCCGCGCCGCCTGTTCTGCAATCCAGATGTCGCTGTTGATCCCGGTACGGTCACGCGGCTGAAGGTCGCCGCTGGCGCGCCGCAGGGTCGAGGCGTCTACGACCTCATAGGACACATCAATGCGCATGTTGTCGCTGACGCGCATCTGGTTGGTGCCGGTGTAGCCGCGCGATGTGGGGCCAAGGCGCGGCGCGTCCGCTTCGGCGCCGACAGGCACAAAGCTCTTGCGCGGCCCTTTGTAACCTTCCCAAGCGCCGGTGCCCTGCTGGCGGTAAATCCAGTGCGCCAGCCGCTCCTGAAGGTCCGCTGTCATCAGCTCGTCACCGCGCAGGCCAAGCCCGTGCTTTGCGGCGCGCAGTGTCTTTCCGACGATCTGATATGCGCCCATGGGTGTGGCGATGCGGCCGATCTTGCTTTTCACCCATTGGGCGTATTGCCCGTTCGGAGCGGCAAAGGCCAATGCCTGATCGACGGTCATTTCCGTCAGCCGCACGCGGCTGAATGCGCCGCCACGGCGGTTCTGGAAGCCGAAAAGAGCGTTGTAGTCGCCACCGCTCTCCCCGGCAAAAATGCCGTTGCGGATCTCCGCCCAGCCAGCGGGCGCGTCGGCGCTGATCCGTGGCAAGGTGCCAGCGGGTGAGGCGTCCAGAATGGCCGGCAGGGTGCCTGCATCCGGCGGAATTTTGCCGCCGATCCGCTGCTGCACCGTGGCGGTGCCAGTCAGCTCGTCCTCCGCATCGTCAACACGGGCCTCGAAATCCAGCGGATCGACCTCGGCGGGGCGGGCCGCATCCACCCCGGCACGGCGGGCGCGCCAATGCGATACGCCTTTGGCGATGCCCAGCACCGCCGCCGACAGGCCACCCCCGAGGGCGGCGCCGGTCAGGATGCGCGCCATGGGGTCCGGGTCGGGCAGGTCCAGTTCCTGCGCCACCTGAAACTCGCGCGGCAGAACGGCCGCTTCACCAAGGGCGCCCAGGGCGGCTTCGCTGGCGATGATGCGCACGGCGCTTCCCGATCCACCACCCAGCGGCAACATCAACAGGCTGGCCTGATCCGTCATGGCACGGGCGGACGATCCGATAAATTCGGCGAAACCGCCGCCGTCCTGATCCAGAATGCGCTGTGCCGCGTCCAGCTCGCGCCGCCGTTCTTCAAGGATGCGCTGTTCCATGGCCTGTTTCGACAGGGGGAAACCTGCCCAGTCGGCGGCGGCCTCTGGCGATTTGGCAAGCTCGGCGGCCTCGTTCACGACCAGTTCTTCAAAGGTGGTCCAGCCGGTCGAATTGTCTGCGAATTTTTGCCAGACGCGGGATTTGCGGTCGGCGGGCAGGCTGTCAAACATCTGGTCAGCAAGGGCGCGGCGCTTTGTGGCGGTGTAGTCCCATGCGTCGGTGCGGATCGTCTCGGCCGTCCAGCCTGCCGACACAACATCGGAAAAGCCCGCATCCATATCGGGGGGGGCGTCAAGGCCGGTTTCGGGCGGCGGCAGGTCCGGGTCTGGTTGGGGCGTGATGTCAGACGGCGGCGCGATACCCCCAAGGTCTGCGTCCTTCTGCGGGAAGTCCATCATTTCGCAGCCTCGCGCATCAGATCGGAAAGGCGGAAGCGATAGGCGGTGCGGGTCGCATCGGCCTGCGGCACGGTGTAAGTCCGGCCGTTATGGGTATAGGTCAGTTCGTAAAGATCGCTCTGGCCGACGCGGCGCAGGGCGATGTTGCGGAACCGGGTGGCGGGATCGCTGCCCAGATCGGGGGCAAGCCCGGTCACGCTGGCGGCGCGCAAGGCCCTCAGGCGGTCGGGGTCGGGCTGCGCGGCGTCCCAGCCATAGACAGCTTCGCCCTGCACCTGCATACGGACCTTGCCGCGCAGCTGGTCTTCCACGCTGTCAAAGGTGGTTTCCACATCATCGGCGCCGATGCCGGGGGGCAGCCAGACGGGCTTGTCATTGACGGGTTGCAAACCGCCGATCGACAACTGGCCCGATCGGTCGGCACGGGCGCCCAAGGCGCGTTGCACTGATGTCGAAAACAGGTTCTGCGCGTCTTCATCATCCATGAAGGGCATAAGGCTGCTGGCGCCATCCGGGTTGATCCCGGCTGCCGCATCAGCATAAAGAGCACGGCTGGACGCCAGCAGCTCGGCCTTCAGGCCGGGGTTGCCGTCGAAAGTGCCGCCGGTGATTTCGTCAAGAACCGTGTTCATCTGCCGCTCGGTCGGCAGGTTCACGGTCCCAAGCGCCGCTTTCTGCTGACCGCGCAACATCTGTTCCGCAAGTGCCGCATCGCCGGTGTCGGCCAGCAGACGGGCGGCGCGGCTGAATACCGGGTCAGCTTCGGTCACGCTGGCGAGCTTGCCCAGTCGCCCCTGACCAGCAGCCAGCATGCTGCGCATGAGCGCCATCTTTGGCGCCACATCCGCTTTCGGGTCCATGACCTTCACCAGTCCGGCCTTTTCATCGGCGCTGAGAATGGCCTGTGTTTTGGTCTGTCCGGCGTTGACCGCCCATTGGTCGTAATCCATGCGTGCGGCCAGTCCCTGCACGAAGGGTGCCGGGTCGGTCGGGTCAAAAGCGGGCAGGTCCGGCACCTTCATTCCGGCATCGCGCGCCATGGTTACAAAGTCCGTATTCGCGGTCTTTGCCTTGTCATCGCGCCATTGCTTCAGCAATTTCAATCGTTCTGTCTGATAGGTATGCGCGACAGGTCGGGCCATTTCTGCGGCAATCTGCCGGTCCAGCTCGGGCACTGTCATAAGCCGAATGCCGGGGGTTTCGTCGCGCAGGGATTGCGCGGCGCTGGCGGCCGCGAAGCTGGGGTTGGACTGAACTTCGGGGTCTTTCAGAAATGCTTCATCCGCTACGGTGAAGCCCTTTTCCATCAGCCCGGTCATTTCGTCCAGTCGCTTGCTGATCTCTGTTTGCCGCGTCTTGGCCGCGGCTTCCGCATCCTTTTTGGCGCGGGCCTGACGGTCGGCAATCTCGCCCTTGGCCGCCTGTCGGAAGGTGGCCAGATTTTCACCCAGGGCAGACCAGTCGCCCACGGCACCATCGGCGCCCGGTTCCGTTGCCTTCAGAAACCCTTCAGGGTCACTTTCAACCATGGCGCGGCCGCGCGCCGTGAACACATCCGACCGAAGCGCCTGCCGCTCTTGGGCTGCCTGCTCGGGGGAAAGGGTGCCACGCGCCAGCTGGTCGGCAATGGTCTGATCCCCGATGGCGAAATAGGCGTCCAGCGTATCGGGATCGGCCACGGCGGCGCGGGACGTGATGTCGCTGCGCATGCCGATCCAGTTTGCCGCCTGTTGCGACTGGCGCAGGCCGATGGCACGGTTGCCCAAAGAAAGCGCATGGCGGTTGGCGATTTCGGTCAGATCGAGGTCAAGCCGTTCGGCAATATCGGGGGTCCAGCGCGGATTGCCGTTTTCGTCCGGTCCAAGATACTTCTGGCGGATGGCCTGAAGCTGTTCCGGCCATTGGCTGTCAATCTGGTCTGGGTCGCTCGTCTGTTCGATCTGCTGGCGCGCAGTTGCCAGATCGTTCGCCATGTCGAGCTGCGTGCGCCGCATGCGGGTCTGATCCTGCTCGGCCTTCATTTCCAGTTCGCGGGTCTGGATCGTCTGGCCAAATTCAGCAATCGCGTTGCCGATCTGCGGCGTCGCTATGCGAATGTCAGCGGCGCGACCCGCAAAGGTGCCTGCGCGTGGAACGGTCAGCGTCATGCGTAGCCCCCTGACGATTTCCGATTAAAACCCGGCCACAGGTCGGGATTGCCGCGCAGGACGCTTCCGGCCGCGCTGAAGGTGCCCTGAAGAAGGGATGTCATCCCCTGTGCGCGGGCCATGCGTGCTTCGGCGGACAATTCCTGTTGCCGCGCAACGCCGCCGGAACGGATTGCCTGACTGTCAAAGCTCATTTCCCGCGCGGCCGACTGACCCAGAGCAATCGCGGTCGGGCTGTCCAGAGACACACCGCGCGCGGCCAGCTCGGCCCGCTGCGTCGCTATTGCAGTCAGATATTCGCGCCGTTTCCGCTGATCTTCCTGCGCGGTCAGACGCGCCTGATCCTGCGCCTGCTGTTCCAGGGCAGCGGCCTGCGCCCTGCCTGCCTGCATGCCTGACACGCCCTGTATCAGAGCGCCCCCGACGCTGATCAGCGTGCCCAATCCGCTGAACGCGCCTGCCGCTGCCCCGGCCGTTGCTGCGCCTGCCGCAGCTCCCGCAGCGGTGGCGCCGCCACCCATACCGAGAAACGCAAGAACCTGTGGTCCGCACATCAGCCGCCTGCCTCCTGCACTGTGGGAACGATGGACGTGATTGTCAGCGGCGCCCCGCCATAAGGCCGGATACGGATGGACAGCTCGTGCGCCGGGTCCGATACAAGACCAGTATCCACCACACCGCTGTGAACGGCAGTCAAAGAGGTTGCGACCTGATAGCCAATCACATTCCGCTCCTGACTGATGCGCGCGGCACGGCCGTCGGTCGCGGTGATCGCACTGACACGGCCCTGCGATGTGCGATGCACACCCAGAGCAACGCCGGTCAGCCGCTTGCGCCGCCCCGTCGAGTTGCCATTGGGGATCGCGGCCTGAACGTCCAGCGTCACCGCCTCGTGGGTTTCATCGAAAAGGCCGATCCACGCCTGACTGACCGCCACCGGCAACATGAGCTGTCCATCCGGTGCGACCTCGATCTCAAGAAATGACCCCTGATCCGTCCAGGCGTGGACTGTTTGCCCGGCCAGATGAGGCAGCTGAAAGCTGGCGCTGGTTTCACCGGCGGGTGCGGTGCACCGCTGGGCCGCGAAAAGGTAATTGGCATCGTACGGCGGCGCATCACCGTTGACGGTGGCAAAGGTTTCGGCCTGTTCCTCGACACAATACCTGGTCACACCATCCACCGTGCGCGCAACGATCATGGTCAGGGTGTCCTGTGTTCCTGCCAGCCCCGGAACGGTGGCCAGACTGATGACACGCCCGCCCGCAAGTGGCAGCGTGGCCCAGCCCAGCACGTCTTCCGCAGGGTCATAAATCATTGCGGTCAGCGTCCCGTCGGCCATCCTGATCCATGCCGTCGGGGAGGGCATCGCCTGCCAAGCCAGTTGCCGGAACCCGGCGCCGCCAAGATGCTGCGCAGGCAAAGACAGCCGGGTTTCGCGCGTGCCGTCGCGCTGAATGTCGTAAGACAAAAGGATGATCCGCTGCCCGTCGCGGCTGATGAAAATGGGATCTCCGTCGGGGGCCACAGGGCGAGCGCCGTTCGATCCGGCCATGCCGACAGACTCGAAAACGATATTCGTCGGCCCGATGCTCTGGTTGCGTGTCTCGGGTCGGGTGACATATTCCTCCCCCAGCGCAAACAGGTGCAGACCGCTGCGGCCGCGCCGGGCGTTCAATATGCGGTTGACGCTGCTGTCACCGCTGATGGCATAGGCAAAGCCCTCGTCTGCCTCGGTCCCGTCCGCAAAATTGGTGAAGTCGCCAACCGCTGAAAACCAGATTGTGCGCGGTTCAGATGCAGTTGCGGCTGCGACAAGGCGCTGATCGAAAAGTTCCAGAACGGTCGGCCAGCCAGACCGGGGCGACCATGCGCCCTCGGACCAGCGATAAGTCGGATCGTCCACACAGCCCTTGGGAATGGTCTTCAGAACTTCGGCGGTGGCCGAATTTCCGTTGGTGACGGTCTTTACCCTGACAACGCCGGAACCGTCCGACACGAAGCGCCATTTGGTCGGGTCGTTATTGACCATGGAAACCCCCTCGGTATGGATCGGAGGGTTTTCACCGGCATTCGTCCCGGCGGTCAGCTCATAGATGTTATCGCCATACCGGCGCAGTGCCCCCACGGTCAGGCTTTCATTCGACGTCCACAAAGGCACGCCGGTGTTGTCCGTTGGCGCCAGCCGGATCAGCGTGCCCACATGGCCCGCGCGGAAGTAATCCCAGCTGGCTGTCAGCGTGACGGTGCCTGTGGAGCCGGATGCCTGAATTTTTCTGGTCTTGCGCAGGTTCTGAACCTTGAACGGTCCCAGATCAAAGGCGGCGGGTTCAAGGGTCCAGTAGTCCAGCGCGCGACGGCTGAGCATCTGGATTGGTTGCGATCCGTCCGCCAGATAAATCACATCTGCGGTTTGGACCCATTGCAGCCGTTCCAGCGCACTGGCGTCATATGGGGTTGCCAGTGTGAACGGCACCGCCCCTGACATGATCAGGGCGCCGTAGCGCCAGACGCGCATGATGCCGGGCGTGAACTCAAGCACGAGGGCATCATTCGCGGCGAACTGGAATGGCAGCAGGATGCCGGGCCGGTTGTTGTGGGTCTCGCCACGGTGAACCGTGCCGGGGGCACGGGTGAAGCCGCCCTGCGGCAGGGGCAGAAAGCCCCGGCACCGGGCCAGCCCGGTCTGAAATCGCTGATAGTCAAAGCGCCGTGCCAGAAGCGGATCAAGCTCGCCCGAGCTGAAGGCAACCTGCGGGGGGGAGGTTTTCACCAGCGCGCCTCCATTGCCCAATCCGGCTGATCCGGCAGGCCGTCGTAGCGACCGGGGGAGGCAGTGCGTGCATCTTCGCGCGCCGCCTGTTTCAGCGTGTCGCGGTATTGGGCATCCAGACCGTCGATCTTGCTCTGGGTTTCCAGAAAGCGCGGGCCGAGAAGCCATGCAAGGCGCAGCGACAGGGCAGTCTGGACCATGGCGGGAAGGCTGGTTTCATCGCGGATCATGCCGGTGTAGCGCACGGGCAGCGGTGCAGCCGCATCACTGCGCAGGCCGTCACGGTCGATCCGCCAGCGGGTTCCCACATCGCCGACTTCGCGCACTTTCACCGCATCTTCGGGCAGCAGGTAAAGCCACGGCAAGACCGGATCGGGATAGAGGTCTTCGGCGGCTGAAAGGGTGCGGCGGGTCGAGGCAAAGGACCAATCCACACGCTCAAGAACGTGACGCAGGGCGACCGGGTATTGTTCGGCAGCTGCCGTGGCTTCCTCGCTGTCATCGGCCAGCGATGAAACGGGCGTGCGTTCAAGAAAGCGGAATGCCTGTGCGACAATGCTGGAAGTGGAAACAGGGGCGGGCATGGCTGCGGCTCCGGCTGGCAGGGCCGCCCGAAGGCGGCCCCGGTGTTGGGACAGGGGATCAGCGGAAGCGGTAGTGGATTTCGCCCAGCATCGTGCCCGCGCCGGTCGCATCCGCGATGGCATGGGCAAAGAGGCCGATATTGCCGCCGGGATCGCTGGCAAGGCCCAGCACTTCCCACAGCGGCTTCCCGTGCTTGGCGTCGAACTGGACAACAGGGGAAACCACGTTGCCCGCCGATTTCAGCACCGAAACCAGCGCATCCACATCAGTCTGGGTGCCGACGCGGATAGCGGCGAAGCCCCAGTTCTGCACCTGAAACGCGGTGCGCGCGTCCAGAATGGCGCAGGACGGAAGGTCAACAAGGTGATAGCGGGAACCATTGCTGTCGGTGGCGGCATTGGTGACGGTGAAGGCGGCGACAATCGGGCGCCCGCGATGCTGCGCCGGATCAGGTTCGCCGGACGTGAGGTCGGATTTGACTTTGACGATGGCCATTCGGCCCTCCTTTCAGAACGGGATCGGGGAAGGAAAGCCCGGCAGGACCGGGCTGCCAGATCAGGTTTCGGTGCAGGGGATGATGACCACGCCCGCATCCTGCGCCCGCACGGCGTCCACATTGGCGCGGACGCGGGCATAGGGGGTATTATCGGCGCTGGTGTCGTTCCACATGTCGCCGTTGATGCCCTCGTATTCGCCGCCGATGATGTTCATCTTTGACCAGACAGCCACCAGCCGTTTGCCGTTGGCATTCTTCGGCACCCGGTTGGTCATGATCCAGTTGACGCCCATGAGCATGGTCGGCTTGCCGCTCTCAAGCTGGCGCACATCAAAAGCGTTGATGTTCCCGGCAGTCGGGGCCGCCGCGATGCGCAGCAGATCGGATTTCTGCTTGGGCGAGATGACCGCGTAAAGCGGGTCCAGATCGGCGTCGATGCCGAAGTCAGCCAGGTGCAGCATTTCAACGGCGACAATCAGCTTGTCGAGGTTCAGCCCGTTGGCATCTTCCGTCAGATACTGGCCCGCAGGCAGCGGGGTGCCGACCCCCGGCGTCTTGCCTTCGCGGGCGATACCATAGATGCCGCCGCGCGTGATGGCGAAGCTGCCTGCGCCATCCTTTTCGATGCCCAGGAGGTTGTCCATGTAGCCGCGCGTCACGGCGGCAGTATGGGCGCGCACCACGGTGGAGGTGGGATCAGCGGCCATCTTCACCTTGTCGGCACGGTCCAGATACTGCCCGCTTTTGACCTCGTTGGTCTCGTCATAAACGACCCAGCGGCGGCTGCCCTTGGCCGGGTTTTCCACGTTGCGCCGATTGCGCGGTTCGCCGCGAACATAGTCGAGCTGGTTCAGCAGTTCGGAAACCGATTGCGCCTCGCCGTCGGCGGGGATGATGGTCACGGCAGGAAGCAGCGGGTTGGTGATCTGCTGCGCGGCCATGGCCACGTTGTTCCTGTATTGATACTTCTGGAATTGTTCCAGATTTTCCGAGTAGGGCATGACCCCTCCTTATGAAAACTGACGATGTTGCTGTGAGCTTTCGGAAGGGGTGCCCGATACCGGACCCGTCCTGAGGGTGCGCCCCTGTTGGCGGCAGTGCTTTCCTGCTGTCGTCTGGACCCGGCAAGCCGGGGTGCCCGTCGCCTTTATCGCTGCTACGGAGAAATCGGACTGTCAACAGTCCCTGAAAAAGTCCGTTGGAAAGTCCAGAAAAAACCCGCGCGACGGGGGCCGCGCGGGATCTTGGGGACTTCTGGGCGGTTCAGTTGCCGCTGGCCGCCACCACGCGAAACCCTTCCATATTGGTGAGCACCCTGACGTCCATGTCCAGAAGAATGCCTTCGGGGCTGACATACGCGCCGAGGCTGCGGTGGAAAGCGGGGCCGATTTCCAGCGCCAGCGGCTCGAACCCCCGCATCAGCATGGCAGCGCGGGCGTGGGCTACCTGTTGCAGCTCGTAAATCGCCATGATCAGCGCGCCGCGAGTTTCGACAGGAAATCCATGCGCGGCTGAAGCTCTTTCATCTTGGCGCGGTTGCCTGTGGCGCTGGCCTGATACCAGTCGCCGCCGGGGGCCGACATCTTGGCGATTTCGGCGCGGGCTTCTGCGGGGGTCATCGAGAGGCCATCCCCCCGGCCAACCAGCACATCTTCGCCGCCCAGCTCACCGATGGCGTTGAACATGCGGATCACGCCAGCATCACCCAGCTTGTCGGCCAGCAGCCCGGTCAGGGCTTCCAGCCCCTCGCCGGAAATCCCGGCCTTTTCAGCCACCATGCTGGCCGCCTGCCGGGCGCGGGTCAGCACGGCCGGGGTCTGGTCGCCATAGTCCTTTTGCAGATCGGTCATCATCTGCGCTTGCGCGGCCGAAAAGTCGGCGGTGGCGGCTTCGGACACACGGCGCATTTCGGCGGCGAACATGCCGACATATGCCTGATGGGCCTCGGGCGGCACACCCATGTCAAAGGCCAGCTTGCGGGCCTGCGCTTCCAGACCGGCGTTCCATTCCATGCCCTTGGGCCAGTCCTTCGGCGGCTCGACGGCATAGCCGTCTTCCTTGTCGGGCAGGCCAAGCGCGGCGGCATTGGCGCGCGCCCAGTCGGCGAATTTCTGATCCTTGGCCGGGCGGTCCATGATGTTGTCAAGGCCTTTGCCGATCCGCTGTTCGGCGGCGCGGTGGCCCTTCACCAGCTTGGGCATGACGGCGGTCATGTCATCTTCGGTCAGCCCGCGCGCGGCCAGCCATTGCTGTTCCTCGGCGGTGAAATCGCTGCCCTGCCACCATTTCGCGGCGGGGGGCGCAGACGGATCGGCCGGGGGATTGGCGGGCGGGGGATCGGCGGGCGGGGTGCCGCCAGCGCCACCGTCCGGGGCCTCAAAGAGCGGCAGACGCAGGATCAGGGGGAAAAGCAGATTACGCATCGGGATCTTCCATCATGCGGTTGAGGTCGAAGGGCGAAATGCCCCCAAGGGCGAGGATTTGCAGGGCGAAGTCGCGGCGCCCGGCCTCATAGGCCAGTTGCTCGGCTGTCACGCCCTGCGGCGGGTTCATGGTCAGCACACCGCCCAAGCGGATCAGATCGGCGCGCAGTTCGGGTTCATCGGCGAAAGCCTTGCGCCAGCGGCGTGAGGCAAGGCGGGCGGCCTGCATGGCTTTCGACGGAAAGACGGTCTGGAAGACGCTCGGTATGTTCCAGATCATTGCGGGGCACCCCCGGCAGATTGCGCCAGGGCGGCTTCGGCCCCGGCGGCGTCCTTCAGCACACCGGCACCGGCCTGCGCCGCCTGCATCATCATCATGGCTTGTTCCTGCTGTTGCCGCTGGGCCGCGATCTGGTCGGCAGCTTCGCGCGACCGGAAGGCACGGGCCGGGGCGCCGCGCGCGTCGATCAGGGTTTCCAAAAGCCCGTCCGGGTCGAACCGTTCGGCAATGCGCGGGGTGATTGGGATGAGCGGCGCCACGTCCTGAATGATGCGCAGAACGGCATTGCCTTCCACGCTGCGCTGTGCGGCGGCGGCGGCGGACTGGTATTCCACCTGAAGCTCTGCCCCGGCCATTTCCGGCGGCGGCGGCCTGATCTGGCCCGCGCGCCACAACAGCGAGAACCTGCGGCTGATCTTCGGCGCCAGAAATTCTTCCTGCACACGGCCCTGATGCGGCGCCCAGAGGCGTTGCCGTTCTTCCGTGATCGCCATGACCTCGGTCGCCGTCATGCCGGTGCGGCCTGCAAGGTTCATCAGCGTGTAATGGAAGGCGTCGCGGATCTCTTCCATTTTCTGCTGACGCTCCTGCAAGGTCAGGTTCATGCCGCCCGACATATCCAGCGGACGCAACAGCGCGCGGCCCTGCGTATCGACCGCGCCATAGACCACTTCACCGGGGCGGATGCGGCCGTTCAGCGGGAAATCCTGCCGGTCGGGGGCCAGCAGGGTGGGATCGGCGGCGCGCTGTGCGGCGCGCAACGTGGCATCCTCCATCCGCTGCAAGGCGCGGGCAGAGGGCAGGGCGGTGAAACCGGGGCCAAGGCCATAGGTCTGCCCGCTGTCCACCTGCCAGCGCGGGGCGAAGAACGGCATTTCGTCATAGCCGCTTTCCGATACCAGCGTGCCCGCGATTTCGCAGGCATAGCGGCTGATCCATGCCTTGCCCCGCAGGCCCAGCTTGTAAAGCGGGCGCCAGTCATCGTTTTTCAGGACGTGGTGGTAGAAGGTGACTTTGGAACTGTCGCCCTTCTCGGCCATTTCCACCAGCTTGGGCGGCAGGTTCTTGCCCTTGAACATCGACATGGCTTGCGCGGGGGTCTGGCTGAACTTGCGCACCACTTCGCAGACGCGGCCAAAGCCGTCGATTTCAAAAACCACTTCGGCCAGCGACAGGGTGACGTCGAGGATACGGCGTTCCGACAACACCACTTCGTCATACTGCGCACCATTGCCGAAGCTGGACAGGTCGGAAAACACCTGTGTGGTCGCCGAATAGAACGGGCTGACCGAGGGGCCGAAAGAGGCCAGAACCCGGTCGGTCACATGATCCAGCCACAGCCGGGCATCGTGCCAGGCATTCAGGTCGCCGTCGTTCGTCTTGAACCCAAACCAGCGGTTTGCCGGATTGGTCAGAGTGCCGTAAAGCCCGGCCGCGAAATTGTCGTTTGCATGGATCGGGGCCGAAGACAGCGGCTTTTCGATGGTGCGGCCGGACGGATCGTCCAGCCCGAAGCCGCCCCGGCCGGGGCGCATCAGGCGGGCGATGTCTTCCCACAGATGTTCGTGCCAGCTGCGCGCCGTCTTCAGCTCGGACCAGCGCCGCGCCGCCAGCTCGGCGCGCGGGTCTTTTTCCAGAACGGGGGAAAGTGCGGTCACGATGCGACCCCGCCCAGTGTCGGCGTGGCCGGGATGCCTGACGCCCCGGTCAGGATATTGGCGGCAGCGCCGCGCCTGCGACGGCGCAGGGCCGCTTCAAGGTCGGCCTGCTGGGTCGCTTCGGTGTTGTCGTAAGCCGCCACCTGGGCAGGGCGGGGCTTCGGCGTTTTGACGAAACACATGGGGTAGCTCCTATTCCCGGTGGTCTTGGCAAGCGGAAACAGGGGCGGGCGGGTGTTCGGCCGCCAGCCACGCCCATTGTCGGAAAACATGGGCGCCGGTCAAGCCAAATCCGGGCATCCGGCATTCGGTGCGGAACCCGAGACCGCACAACAGGCGTGGCGCCATGGGGTGTTCGTCCCAGCTGCGCGCCTCGATCCGGTGAACGCCGCGTTCAGCCGCGAAGGCGGGCAGGTGGCGGCGGATGGTCAGCGCCAGCCGCGCCAGCGGCAAGCGGAAACGGGCATGATCGCGGGCCAGCAAGGCGGCCGCCGCGACCCCGGCCTGCCCCGTATGGGACAGACCGAAGACAGCGAAGGGCACCCCGCCCGCATGAACCACGAAAGAGGCCAGCCGCAACGGCTCGACCGAACGCCAGTCGGCCCAGAGCGCAAGCGAGGTCGCGGGTTGCCCGCGCACAAGCTCGCATTCCAGATGGTCGTTCACGTCCAGCCGGTCGAAAACCACTTTCGCGGCAAGGTCTTCAAAGGGGGCGAGGTGCAGGGTCATCACATCCCCAGCGCCTGCTTGTAGATTTCAAGCACGGCCTCTTCCTCGGCGACCTGATCCTTGTCCTTCCGGCGCAGGGCGATGATGGCGCGCAGCGCCTTGACGTCATAGCCCCGGCCCTTGGCTTCGGCGAAGGTTTCGCTGATCTGGTCGGCGATGTCCTTCTTTTCGCTTTCCAGCTGCTCGACTCGCTCGACGAACTGGCGGATTTCGTCGGCGGTCGCGGTGTTGGGGTCAGACATGGGGGGCCTCCTTGTCATCACCGGACGGGGTGAGCGCCTTGGTCAGCGCGACCAGCAGGTCGTAACTGTTGCTGAAGGCGCCGATGATGCCGTGCATCATGCGGGGATCGTCGGGCACCGCAGAAACCACCCATCCGCCATTCGATGCAGGGATGAGTTCAATCCGCTTGGTCTTGTCAAACGGGGCCAGATGCAGACTTTCAGACATTGCCCAGCTCCATCAGCTTGCGGCGTGCCGCGTTGGCCCAGTTGTCCAGCAGGCTTTTCGCCGTGCCGGTGCCCGCACCGCTGACGCCCGCGAGGAACAGCCGGCCGTTTTCAAGGCTGGCGCCGTGATCGCGTTCCAGCTCGGCCCACAGGGCTTCGCGGTGGGCATCGGTGTTGCGGGCGGCAACCGCTTCCAGCAGGCGGGGCAGGCGGGCCGCGTCGATCTGCGCGAAGTCCGGCGCGTTTTCGGCGGGATCGGCCAGCGGATCGCCGCCGCCCGTCGCATCCGTATCGGGATCGGCCGCGCCGGGATCGGCCAGCGGATCGCCGTCGCCCGGCACATCCGCATCGGGATCGTCCGGGGTGTCCGGTTGGTAATCCGGGTTCGGCCCGCCGTCGGTGTCGGGGCCGATGCCATGGGCATTCACCCCCTCGGCCGGGGCCAGTTCGGGGATGTCCGTTTCGGTCACTTCGACCTCGGCGGCGGTATCGGGTTTCGTCTTGGCCATGTGTCAGCCCTCCATCGGGTCATAAGTTGCGTTGAAGATGTCGGGCTTGCAGGGGTAAAACTCGCCCTGCACGCCCTTGATGATCCAGTCGCCGGGCATTGCCTCCATCACGCCTTCAAGGGTGATGATGCGAAACGCACCACGGTCGGCGCGAACATGCGCGGCATACTGTTCTTCCGAGGTGAACCACTTGTCCCAGCTCGGGTGTTTGCCGGTGTAGTGAAGCGCTTCCAGCACGTTGTCGCCGGTGTAGTGAAGCGCCTCGATCACGACCGGCTTTTTACGGAACATGGGCATGGTCAGAACTCCACTTCTTCCCAGTCTTCCGCCAGCATGTCGGTCTGGCTTGCCAGCCAGCCGATGACCATGCTGCCGTCAGCCGCGCGCATGTCGATATGCGGCAACAGGGTGATTTCGCCCTCGCTGCCAACTTCGGCGGCGCGGTGTTTGGCCGCGTGCCCGTCTTTGGCGTAGCAGGCGGGGAAGGTGCTGCCGGGCGTCATTGCCAGCCACATGCCCTTGCCGTTCCAGCCCGCGCGGGCCACCATTTTTCCGGCCTTCAGGGCGCGGATTGCTTCTCCGAAATCCATTCGTCAGCCCTCCATGCTTTCCAGCTTCGCGCGGACGAAGCAGTCTTTGGCTTCCAGCAGCTTGCGCATCCCGGCGGTCTTTTCCGCGCTTTCGGGCAAGGCTTCGTCCATCTTCGTGGCCAGCTCGGCACAGGGCGCGCTGACCTCTTGCAGGTGCTGCGGCAGATGCGCGAAGCGGAACCATTTCAGCAGTCGGTTCATCGGTTCAGTCTCCATAAGGGTTTGTCACGTCGAAGCCGGTTTGCAGCCCACCGGCAGGGGCGCGGCCTTGGCCGCGCGGCAGCTCCGACGGGGCAGCGCCCGCGCCGGGGAAGGAGAATTTGGAAAGGCCCGAGGGCTTGCCTTCGGACAGCAGCAGGTATTGCAGCGCGTCCATCACATTGGCCTCGGTCAGTTTCTTGTTCGGCACCTTGCGCTTGTCGCCCGAGGCGTCGATTTCATCGGCCCAGACATAGCGGGCCTGAAAACCCCGGATCAGGAACTTGCAACCGGGGTCGATCAACAGGCCGGGTTGGCCCCCGTGCATGAATTCCAGCGGCGCGCGCACCGCTTCCAGCCGCGGCTGAATGCGGTTGGTGCCGATCTTCTGGGGCCGGACACGGAAGCCGCAGGCGGTGCCCACAGCCTTGTTCCAGGTGGCGTTCTCATCGGCCGCCAAGGATGATCCCTGTTCGCCCGCCATGTCGCCCCAGCCGCCTTCCACGCGATGCCCGGCAAAGCGCGGGCCTTCCAGCAGATCGGTCAGCCGCTGGCCAAAGGTCACGGCCAGAAGGCGGGCATCGGGGAAATGCAGCTCGGCAAGGATGCGCCAGTGGAAGGGCGGCAGGAACTGCGCCACCACGGCGGCACCGCGCAAGCCCTGGTCAAGCCCGATGCGAAGCGGCACGCCCTGTTCCACCGGGATCTGCGCCTCGGCCACATGGATGCGCTTGTTGAACTCGCGCCGGAACACCGGATCGCCCGCCCGCAGGTAGACGATCTTGTTGTAGACCAGCCGGTCGATCATATCGCCGCGCCCGTTCAGCCGCATGGCGGCAATCTGGCGCGGGTAGTAGCTGGGCGACAGGTTTTGCAGGTTCTCGCACCCCGGTTCGCCATAGCCCGGCTGGTTGTGGAAGGTGATGCGGATGCGGCGGGCACCTTCCGGCAGATCGCGGCTCAGCGCCTCGGCCATTTCCTCGCGCTTGGCTTCGTCGTGGAAGGTGCCGTAGGTGTAATTTTCCTCGTCCGGCGCGTTGAAGTCGCAGACGATTTGCCCATAGCCCTGCATTTCGATGGGATAGCCCTCGAAATGCGAGGCGCCGGGCCAGCGGTCAATCCGGCCGATCCCGGTAATCAGCACCTCGACCGGCACGGTGTCAGCCTCGTTCAGCCAGATGTCGGTGGTCTGGACGCCGCGCATGGCGGCAATGACGTCATCGCCGAAGGCCATGAACTCGGTTGTGAACTCGATAGGCCCCAACCCGTCGTCAAAGCGCATGACATGCCGCACCGGATCGCCACGGCCGCCTGACCACTCGCCGAAGTGCTTGGGGAAGGTTTCCAGATAGCTGGGGATCGTCGTGGACCACAGCTGACGGTAGGTTTCACGAATGGCCAGCAGCTTATACCGGCGGATACCTGCAACCGGCACACCGCGCGCCAGCAGATCGGGCTGGGCCTTGCGTTCATCTTCGGTCAGCGGGCGCCAGCCAAATTCGGCACTCGCGTCCGGGGTGAACAGATCGCGCGTGCTGCGGGGCATCATCACCGCGCGGCGCAGGCGGGATTTCAGGGTGGTTGTGGTCTTGCCCGATCCGACCGGCCCCTGAATGCCAACAATATCGGCGTCGTCCCAGAACATCGCTTCGGCGATGGGGCCGGGGAAGGTGCCGCCCTCTGCATCGGGCATCTTGTCAGCGGCATTCGGCAGGTCTAGGCTGGCAACCGCTTCGCTTGCGTTCAGACCAAGCAGGCGGTCCACCTGATCCTCAGACAGCCCCCCACCCGTGGCGCGCGGCTCTCCCGCTGCGGCAAAGACTGGCCGCACCCCCTGACCCCGTTCGGCTTCCCAAGGTTTCACGCCCATGCCCGAACCTCCAAAGCCCCGAAAGGGCTGCATGGGGTCACACAGCGGGGGAGCGAGATTGCGCGCGGGATGCCCCCCCGGGGTCGCGTTCCGCATCCGTTCACGGGGGCCACGAAAGGGGGGGTGGCCTGCCGAACGGCGCTGGCCGAGGGGCTGGCAGGGCGAGGCGGTTGATTTTCGATCAACCAGAAAGTGCCGAATTTTTCCAATGATTTCCGCATGTTGCTTATTCCGTCCGCGAATTGCCGTCCGCATCGCGCGGCGCGCCTTTGCTAACCTTTTGATTTTGCTGCATTTGGTGCGGCATGGGCGGCGGGGCGATCTGGCCGGGCTTGGGCGTCACGTCGCGGGCGGTCATCGGCCCGCTGGCAGGCGGCGCGGCGCCCGGCATTATCACCTGGACAGCCTGCGTCACCGCCACATCCGGCGTCACCTTGCCCAGACCGAAGGGCAGAAGAGCTTCGGCGGCCCGAAGCTGGGCCGTGAAGATGAACTGGAACGTCGCCAGCCGCTGCGCCGTGCTGGGCGCGGACGGGCTGCCCTTGTAGCCCGTCGCGCCCGCTTCGGCCCACGTCAGCACCGCTTCGGTGCGCGCCATGGCGGTCAGAAAGGCGTCTTCGGTCGAGGCCATGCCCGCCATCTCGATCAGCACATCTTCCGGCATCCGCAGGCCGCGCGCCGCGCACCAGTCGCGCAGCTGCGACGTAGCCTTGCCCTTGCCGCGCTTCGCCCGCTCGCTGTCACCCGGCGCAGGCTCGTCCGGCAGGAAGGTGAGCTGCTGCCCGGCATCGCGCGCCGCCTCGATCCGCTCGGCGGCATCGCGGGCCAGTTCATCAAACTTGGAATTGGGCTTTGCCATGGGTCAAAAACCCCCCTTTTGCAGTGTTTTCAGGGACTTGCGGTCATATCGGACAGCGACGGTTGATTTCCACAACGCCGCTTTGTGGCCCGTTGTGGATTTCGTTGTGAAAATATCCATGATTTTCTCTTTTCTTTTCAGGCAGATAGAGAAAACCACAACGATACAACGCCACAACGCCGCTCTCTCGCGTGTGATCGCGCGCAGGCGCATGCGCATAGCCGCGCGCGCGTGACGCGCATACGCGCGCGCGAAAGCCGTTGTGGTGTTGTGAAACGGCTTAAATCGTTGATTTTTATGGATGATTTTCACAACATTTTCCACAACGGCGCTTCGGCCAATCGTTGTGGTGTTGTGGTTTCCCCCCTGACCCGCAGGCCCAAGGGGGCATCCCGCCCTGTGAATTATAGGCATCCTGCGGGGTGCGGGCCAGCACAAAGAAACCGGGGATTTCAGGGGCCTAGAAAGACGGGCGGCTCGCGTCATGCGAAATCCTCCATACCTTCGGGCATCGGGGCTGCTGCGGCGGCCTGCGCGCGGGCATCGCGGTCCTGATCGCTGATCAGGCCGGGCATGGATGCGAATGGAATGTTCACGCCGCGCGTGCCGACACCGGCAAGGGTCCGGGTAATATCTTCCACATAGGCCCCCTTGACGCGGGCAGCCGATTGCTTCCACGCGCCTCCGGCCCATACCGTGCCCCGGAACAGGTCCAGCAGGCCCTGCACCGGCTTGTTGGCAATAAATAGCGCGGCTTCCGGCCCTTCGCCGATCACGCGCAGGCCGATGGTCGCCAACTTCAGGTTGGCCTTGCGGGCATAGTCGCGCAGGGCGTCCGGGTCTTTCTGGTTGGCGCCCTCGTTGCCAAGGATCGGCGGGGCGCCGGGCAGGGCAGCGGCCACCATGAGCCACTGCGCCACGGTGTAGCCCTCGCGCCCCTTGAATGGCTCGAATTTCTGGGTCAACAGGCGGGTGACAAGGGCGTCGGCATCCGTCCCCAGCTCGCCCAGGTCAGCGGCCACCCATCGCGCCACCTTGCGCGCCCAGCCGTCCATCGCGGCGGCGGTGGGCATGTCGGCCGATTGCGCCATATCGGCCATGGCGAGGATCGTGGCCCAGTTGTCGGCATTCCGTCCGGTGATCCGGTGTTTCGCCAGCGCCTCGCGCCAGAGGTCCAGCCGGTCGGCCCAGCCGGACCAGCGCGACATGAGGATGCGCTTCAGGGCCGCGCCCCTCTTGCGCCATGTTTCGGCCCGCAGGGGTGGGGGCGCGGGGGCATCCTCGGCGAATGAATTGAGGCTGAGGATGATCAGGCGCGACAGATCGGCGGCGTTCAGGGCGCCGGGGATCAGGATCGAAGAAAACATGAAGGCGCTGTAGACGTTGCCGCTGGCGCCCTTCTGGTCGGCCGTGCCGCGAAACCACTGGCCACCGCTGGATGCGATGCGGGCCAGATCAATGATCGCCTTTTCCTTGCCGCTGCCCTCGTCACCGGGTTCCAGCTCGTCCAGCCCGACGGGCAGGCTGGAATGGCCCAGCCGCGCGGTGATGCCGCTCTTGGTCGCGTCTGACGATTGCACCATGCCCTTTTGGTCCATGCAGCAGCTCGATCAACTTCTGGAAGGTCGATTTCCCGGACGCGCGCGCGCCGGTGAGCCAGAAGGTCGGGCGCCAGTCCAGCGCACCGCCCAGCATCTGAATGCCGATCATGCCCAGACAGATCATCGGATCAATGTCGGGCCGCGCCCAGTTCCATGTGCCCAGAAGCGCGCGCAGCTCTGGCACCGGATCGGCGGCCAGATCGGGCGGCGCCGGGTGCGGGATCGGCGGGTAGGCCGGATAGATGCGGCCGTGATGGGTCTGCGGGTCCGTCTCGCCCTCGGGCAATATCAGCCGGTCGCCGGTGTGATAGATCAGCTGCCCGTCATCATCGCGCCATGCACCGACGCCGCGCACCGATCCATCGGGGTCAAACAGCCCGCGTTCCGATGCGGCGGCCATCATGTCCATGGCCGCGCCGGTCTGGTCGAACCGATGCGGCTTGCGGTTGCCGTCCTTGTCAAACTGGGGGAAGGCAAAGCACAGCGATGGGATTTTCTTGCCGAAAAGTGACATGATCGACTGCGCGTCATGCTTGACGATGGGCCGCATCTGGCCGTGGACGTCCAGGTAATAGGCGGCACCGCCATTGACCCCGAGCGGGCGGACGGGGCAGCCCTTCCAGATTTCGCCGGTGGGCCGCTTTTCCCGGCCGCGCGGCGGCGGGGCGTCTCCGACTGAAGGCCCGGCGCTGTCGCCGCCACGCGGGCGCTGCGGCGCATCCTCGGGCGGGTCCAGCCCGGCGCCCGGCGGTTCCTGCGGATCGGCCGCCATGGGCGCGGCGTCCAGCTCGGCCGCCAGCTTGTCGACAGGGCTTTGCGGGGCGGCAGGTTTCTTGCCTGCAACGGGGCGGGCCGGTGGCTTCTTGGGGGCCGCTGGCTTATGAGCCGCCGCGCCCACAGCACGCGGGGGCGGCGCCGGGTCGCTCATCCACGATGTATCAGCCAGCCATGCGTCAAGCGGATCGGCTTCACCACTCATTTGCGCACCTTGCGGCGGGTATTCCACCACGCATTTTTGGGCGCACGTTTGCCGTGCAAGGAAGCCGGGCATTCGGGATGTGCCGGGCCGTAGTCACGGAATGTGTCTTCGGCATCCAGCGCCGCGATGCGGGCCGCGACGCGGCGCAGACGTTCGCCCGGTGGCAATTGGGGGGGGGTATCGGCCCATGCGCGGGGCAGGCTGCCACCCGCCCATTTCGCCACCGTGTAGCAATCCAGTAGCCGCAGGTGGCGAGGCAGGGCATCGTGTTCGCGCATCATTTTTTCGACGGTAGTGCGGTAACCACCGTATCCATTTCCGGGCATGATGGGGGCGCCTCAGGCGGATTGCGAAAGGTCGCGGCCCGCATCGGTCAGGCGCATACGACCGCGCCCTTTACCTGACGGGTTATAATATTCGACCAGCCCGGCAACGCTGAGCTTGTTCCATGTGCCGCGAACGTGTGGCGCTGTTTCGCCTCGGGCTATCGCTACACCGTTTCGATCAAAGGCGGCATCGCCACCGCGATCTTGCAGCCATTTCAGCGCCTGCTTTTGCGATCCGGTAATCATGTCCGCTCTTCCTCTTCTTGCTGCTTCTTTGCGCGCATCAGCGCATCATTCAGGTCTTCGCCGGGGCGATAGCTGCGCCACAGGCGGACGGCGCGGCCGCGCGCGGCATGGGCCTGCACGGCCCGTTCCAGCGCGGCCACAGCCTGCGGGTGGGTGTCGCCGTCGGTGATCAGCACCACTTCGGCGACATTGGCGGGCAGATCGACGGCCCCCATGTTCGACAGGCTGACAGCCGCCAGCACGCGGGCATCCGGGCGCAGGATGCGCGCGGACAGGGCCGTCTCGATCCCTTCGGCCAGATAAACACGGGTGCCGGGCGGGCAGGCTGCCAGAGGCGCGGCCTTGCCGCCCTTCGGCCCGATGCCATTGCCCAGCCGGATCGCGCCGCCCGCGAAATCGCCCAACACCTTCTTGGCGGGCAGGATCGCACCCGGATCGCGGGGCGAGGCGATGCGCGCCTTGCCCCACAGCCCGCCGGGCTGGATCTGCAAATAGGTCCGGTGACAGCCGACAATCTCGCCCGCGCCGTCGCAGATCGCCGACAGCATGGCGGGCAGGCGGGTCTGCACCTCGAAAACCTCGCCGGTTTCCGGGTCGTCTTCCCGGTGGGCATAGGTGCAATCCGGGTGAAACCGCAGGGCGCGCGGGGCGGCGCCCAGGGCGCGCAGATCAATCGCGCGGGCAGCCAGGTAATGCTCGACAGGCGTGCCTGCGATATGTTCCTCGGCCGACAGCCACAGGGCAGCGGCCCGCCTGCGCTTGCGGGCAGACAGATCGGCGTCACGCCGCGCCGCCGCCTCGCGCCTTGCCTTCGCCTCGGCCGCCGATTTCTCGCGGCTGCGGCGAAGCTCGGGCGTCTCGGTATCCAGCCCCAGAAAGGCGCGCGCCTCGCGGATCGCGTCGGCATTGGACAGGCCGCAGGACAGGGCAATCAGGTCCAGCAGATCGCCGAACTGGCCGGTGGCATAATCGTTCCACCGGCCCTCCTTCGGCCCCGAAAGGCGAATGCAAAACGAACCGACGTTGCGGTCTGCCCGGCCGGGGTTGAGCGTGAAATAGGCGCCCTTGTCGATATAGGCGCCGGGCGCGGTGGGCGCATAGCGGTCCACCACGCTGTCGATCTGCGCCAGCAGCATGTCCTTGATCTGCTCAAGGCTATATTGGGGGCGCGGGCCGGACATGGCTCAGGCTTCCACCGGCTGCATCAGGCGCAGGCGGTCCAGCACATCGGCGCGCGCGAATTTGCGGCCCTTCTTGTCGGTCAGCAGCTCAAACCGCCGTTTCACTTCGTCGCTGGATTTTCCGATTTCCAGCGCGACTTCATGCATCGGCCAGCCGGTTTCGGACAGATCGAACAGGCGCAGATCGTCGGCCGCCGTCCAGCCGCCGGTGGCGGCATGGGTATTCAGATGCGCTTGCAGATCATCGGTCGGCAGATTGTGCTGCACACGGGCAGCGGCTGGCGGGGACACCGGATCGGCAAAGGGTTCGGGATCGGCGGGGCGCGGCGTCAGTTCGGCGGCGCGTTCCTCGATCCGTTCGCGGGCGACTTTCAACTGTTTCTGGCAGGCGGCGACCGTGCGACCCAGCGCATCGGCCAGCGGCTGCGCCGCGCTGGTCAGTGCCCGGCCCGCCAGCAGCGTTTCAACGCCCGCCTCAAACACCTGCGACAGTTCCAGTTCCGTCCAGGCATCGGCCCGGCCGGGCTTGGACGAAGCTTCGGCCTGCATCGGTTCCAGCGGCTTGCCGGTCGGGTCGAACTCCTCGGCTGCCTGCGGCTCTGTCACTTCATCATGCGGTGCGCCCCGGCGTGCGGAAAAATATTCCCTCTCGCGGGCTTTGAACCATTGTTCACGGGTAGCCGCGGCCGTCGCTTTTCCTTCCGCGACGTAGAAATCAGTTCTGGAACAGGTCTTGTCGGGCAACGTCGCGGCAAACAGAGGCGTCAGATAAATGGCGCATGTGCCGCCCGGCGACATGGCATAGCGCAGCGGCTCGGCATAGCCGCGCTTCAGCTCGTCTCCTGCCTCACGAAGCGAAATGATCGCCTCTTGCAGGCGTTCCAGATCGGCGCCGGTCATATTGCTCAGGTCAATCGGCTTGAAGGTCTCTGTCATCATGCAGCCCCTTGCTCTGCGGTGGCGGCGCGCAGGGCGTCGATGGCCAGCCCCCCGCGCCAGAAAAAGAACTCTGCCAGCGCGGCGCGCAGCTCCATCAGGGCACCGCACCAGTCCGCCGACATGCTTTGACGGCGGGGCGCGATGGCCATGATCGACACACCGGCATGCACCAGCCGCGCCATGGCGGGGATCTGGGTCGAGGCAGCGGGCAACAGCCCCGGCAGCTCGCCCAGCACCATGGACATGCGTTCATCCTCGATCACCGGCAGGGCCACGAAGGCCAGCGCATTGGCCAGCGCCTGATCGGCGAGGCTCAGACGACGGGGGGCATCGGTCATGGCAGGGCCTCCTGATCGCGGTTGCACGGCTGGACAGGGGCGCAGTCGCCCCCCATGTTGGAGAAGGCGGGCGCGTCTGCTCTTTTCACGCCCGCCCGGCCCGCGCCTGCGCCGCTACTGGGGGCGCAACGCAGGGGGCCTGCGCCGGGGAACACCAAACCCCGGCGGTCTGAATGGGAAACAGGCGCGTCTGTTCCCGCGCCTGTCCGGCCCCCGACGGCTGCCGCGCCCGCTTGCCAGTATCGCGCGCCGCCGGGGGCCTTCACCGGGGGCCTAACCCGGCGATGGAAACCCGAAAAAGAGGCGGGACGCGCAGGGCGCCCCGCCAGTGCGCCACAGCCCGAGGCAATTGCGAGAGGACAGGCAAAAGGGCTGTGGGTCAGGGAGGTCATGCCGCCGCCTCCGGTCGTGCCGGGGCCGGAATGGCCGGGGGCATCGGCGGACGCGGGGTTTTCATAAGTGCCTCGATCTCGGTGCGGTGCGCCCCGAAGATCAGATGATCGGCGCGCAGCGGGATGCCGCGCGCCGCTGCATAGGCCAGCAGGCGCCGCATGTTGCGCGCGCTGGGGATGTCGCCCGCATCGCGGTGCTTTGAGGGCCGCAACCATTGGTAGAGCGTAGTCCTGTCGACACCGATTGCGGGGCCAACCACTTCGGGCGGCCCGATCATGTGTTCTACTACCTGTGCTGGTGTGAGGTGCTCAGTCATAACACCGCATATAGCGGCTCAATCTGCCTCACGTCCAGAGAAAAATTGAGGCAACCTCACTTATTGGTGAGGCGGCGGTGGACTATCTAGACCCCGTGGATAAGGATTGGCTCAAAAAGCGCCTTCGTGCGAGTGGGAAGACCTCGGCCGATCTGGCGGCAGCTATAAGCCGTGATCGGGCTGTCATTTCGCGCATCATGAATGGGCATCAGGAGATGTCGCTTGATCAGGCAAAGATCATAGCGGCGCAAATTGGGGTTGAACTGAGCGAGCTTCTTACGCGCGCAGGTTTGGCCGATGCCCCTACAGCACAGGCTTTTTCCCCCGGATTTTCTGAAAGTGATGCCTCGGCATGGGTTCCCGGCCCCGAAGCCGGGCTGGCGCATGAGGTGCGCAGCATTGCGCAGGTTCTGGGCAAGGAGAGGCCCGGCATCGACATTTGGCGCGTGAAAAGCGGCGCTATGGTGCTGGGCGGCCTTCTGGTTGGTGACTATATGCTGGTTGATACTCACGCCAGCGAACGGCTCAAGGCCGGTGATGTGGTTGTAGCCCAGATCTACAGCAACGCGACGGCCAGCGCCGTTACCGTGTTGCGCAGGTTCGAGCCGCCCGTCCTGGTGGCAGCCAGCGCGGACCCTGCGGATGCGAGGGTCTATGTGGTTGACGGGAATAATGTTGTCGTGATGGGCAAGGTTATCGCGAGCTGGAGGGTTCAGTGAAGTTCTTTGAAAATAATCGCTTTACCTATGGAAAGACATTCCTTGGAAAACACTATGTCATTGATAAATCGACCGGGGTTAAGCTTCGCCCGACAGCGGAAGAACTGGAAAAACTTGGCAGGGTCTTCATGGCGCTGCGGCGCATACCGCTAGGGCCAAAGGCAACACTGCAAAGCGCGGAAATCAACGTTTACCTTGCCTTTTGCCTCTCCGTTCACGGGGTCGATGAAGCTTGGCAGGTCTTCATGCGTCAAAGCCCTACAGAGTGCGCTTTGGTATTCGGAACCATGCCGACCGTGAGATGATCCTCACAAAATATTGCATTTATCTCACGAAAGCCGTTGACACTGAGCACAGCTAACACCTAACTCTTGTGCAGTAGACCGCACAGGAGACGATTATGCCGCTTGCACACACGGCGCCCGTGCCTCGCGCACATGGGAGCGAAATCACCGATGACATGCTCGCCGCCAGCATCAGCGCGGCCGAGCGGATCGAGGCCAACACCTACAACGATGCCGACGCGGCGCTGTTCATGGTCATTGCCCGCCCGGCGATGGAAGAACTGCTGCAATGGCGCCGCCGCGCCGAACTCGCCCGCGACATCCTGACCGGGGAAAACGTGCTGATGTTTCCGGGGGCGCGGGGATGATCACGGCTACCGTAGATCAGAGCGACGTTGCCGAACATTTCTGGGGGTCGCCCGAGGATATGCTGGACGTTCTTGCCATCGTCGCCACGCACTTGAGCGATATTAATGGCGCGAAGGAAAGGTTCATCAGGCGCTTTCGTTCCTATCACTGCGCATCTGAAGCGCACTGCATGGTGGCACCGCTCTTGCGCCAGCTCGCGGACGCTCTCAACGAAGCGGAGGCGGGTTTCCAATGATCGACCGCCGCCTGCCGCAGCACCGCGCCCTGACTGAAGACGAGCTGCGCGGCTATCGCTACGCCTGCGACACCTTCGCCCTCTGGGGCCGTCAGATCGCCGAGGGCGCGGAAATCAGCCTCGCCATGCCGCCCGGCACCGCACAGGGCAGCCGCGTCATGGCGCAGGGCGGCCGCCTCATGGTCGCCAGCGCCGAGGCCATGCGGCGCACCATCGGCCGCAATCTGCGCATCACCGTCGATCACGCCGCGCTGCCTGACGCGACCTGAGTTTTCGCCGGGGGCCGTCCGTGGCGAGCTGCTCGCCGCCAGCCCCGAAACCGCTACCCCGCCCGCAGACGGCCGGTCGGGGGTTTTTCAGGAAATCCGCCATGTGGGAAGTCTTTGCCCTGCTGTTTGGCCTTGGCTGCGGCCTGATGATCGGCCAGCGGTGGGAACAGCTTCGCCGGGAACACGTCAAGGGCAGGGGGCTGTGATGGGCGCTGATCGCATTGCGGCAGTTATGGACCCCATAGACCGCTCGGATATTGATCGTCTGATCGCGGCGCTACGAAAGCCCCATGGGTCTGACGTAGACAACAAAGCTGCTGATCTGATCGCCGCTATCACCGAGGAATTGGCTGAAGCGCGAATTGCTATCGCTGCCTCGTCTATGCAGGAAATCATTTCGGCCATCGTTTCGATGGATCGCTTCTTCCGTGAGGCGATGCCAAAAATGAACATCGCGGACAGCTTTCTGGACGCTAACGCGTTCGATGCCTGGAACATAGCTGAAATCGCCGCTTCCAAAGCGATGCGGGCTATTGAGGCCATGGCATGACCGCCCGCCCATTCATCCGCGCCGAAGAAGTTGCCGCGCTGACCGGCTACGCCACGGCGGCCGCCTTCCGGCTGGCGCGTCAGCGGCTGGAAGAAGATCTTGCTTTCCCGCTGCCCATGCCGACCTGCCGCAATCCGATGATCTGGCGCCGCGATGCGGTTGAGGCTTGGGTGGCATCGCAGGGCCTGCCGCGCACCATGCCGGTGCCCATGCGGCCCGAAGGCCCGAATGTCATTCTGCTGGAAGAGGCCCGCCGGGCATGAAGAAAGCCGCGAAACCGAAGATGCCGCGCGGCCTGCGCACCCGTGAACGGTCTGACGGATCGCTGCGGATGTGGTGGGAACCCCGTGCGGAAGACCGCGCCGCCGGTGCCGTGCCGGTGGAGCTGGATGCCGACCGGCTGTCCTGGTCGATGAAAGAGGCGGATCGGCTGAACGCCGCGGTGCAGGCGATGCGCGAGGGCAAGCCCGCCGCGCCGGGCAAGCGCAGCTCGCGCCTGATTGCCGATCTGATCGGATCGTATCGCAGCGGCGTGCATTGGCAGGAAGGTCTGAAACCGAAGACGCGCAACAGCTATGACAAGCTGCTGCTGGTGATCGGCGACAAATGGGGCGGGCATCGCGCGGCAGACTTTGACAAGGCGGTTATGCACGCCTGGTATGAAACCCTGCACCGGACGCGCGGCCCGCGCATGGCGCAGGCGCTGATCCGCATGATGTCCATTCTGTTTGCCCATGCCGAAGTTCTGGGCTGGCGGCGCGAGAACTCGAACCCCTGCCTGCGGCTCAAGGTGAAGACGCCCGCGCCGCGCAACAGGGCGGCGACGGTGGAGGAAGTGCGTGCGCTGATCGCCTCGGCCGAGGCGCTGGGGCTGCATTCCATGGCGCTGGCGATCCGGCTGGGCGTCTTGCAGGGCCAGCGCCAGACCGACATTCGCGAGGCGCAGCGCGGCGCCTTTGCGCTGCGGCCGTGGCTGGCGCCGGGCGAGGCAGAACCGCGCATGCGCTGGGTCTGGACCCTGCGCCGGTCCAAGCGGGGCAATCTGGGGGCCATGGTGGTGCATGACGAGGCGGTGCCAGCCCTGCGGGCGGCGCTGGCCAATGCCGGCACCGCTGCCCGGCCGCTGCTGGCCACCGATGCGCTGATCCGCGACGAGGCGACGGGTCAGGCGTTCAGCGAATTTCTGTTCAACAAGCGGTGGCTGGCGCTGCGCGCCCATGCGGCTGCGCCGGAACATGGCGCCATGCCCTCGGTTGCGGATCTGCAATTCCGCGATCTGCGCCGCACCTTCGGGGTGCTGGCCCGTGCGGCAGGCGTGACCGATGACGATGTGGGCGACGTGCTGGGCAACAGCATGGCCGTCAATCCGACGCTGGCGGAAACCTACACCCCGGCCAGTTTTGAAACCGCCAGCCGGGCCGTGGCGGCCCTGTCGCTGGCCCCGAAAGGAAAGAAGGCATGAAGAAGTTTCTGGAAGAACCGGCCGTCCGCGCCGCGCTGGATGCGCTGCAAACGGCGCTGAATGCTGTGCAGGGCGTCGAGATGAAGAACCTGCTGGTGGTCGCGGAAACGACCGATCTGAAGACCGGCGTTTACTACTCGGGCTGCGACTGCCCGTTCTGCGCCCTGCGCATGATCAAGGCCGCCACGCGGCCGTTCGGCGGTCATACCGAGGTGGTCGGCGTCGATCCTGCCGCCGCTATCGACGCAGCCGGGAGGGTGCATTGATGCGCGCGCCACATGTCGAAATCCGGGGCGTCGGAAACAGCTACACCGTCGAATATGGTGGCATGATCTTGGGGCGGGCAAATTCCTATGACAATGCCTGTGTCCGGGCGCGCGCCTGGGAAAGCCGCCTGCAACAGGAAGACCGACATTGCGTCTGCTGCGGCCAGACATTCACCGCGCGCGGCCACTACATCCGGCTTTGTGACGGATGCAAGCAGGCGCTGGCCTGACAGGATCGGAGGCGAATATGCCGTTTCTCACAACTGAGCATGCCGCCATGATGGCCGCCGAAGCTGGTAAGCCTTGGCGGCCATCAAATGGACAAGAGGGACTACTGTTTATGGAACAGGTCTGTGAGCACTGCGCAAAAGACTGCCAAAGGTGTGACATTCTTGGTCGGATGTTTCTGCATCTCATCAGCTCGTCTGATTATCCGTCAGAAATGCAGGTGGGCACCGATGGCCAGCCTTGCTGCATCGCGTTCAGCCCGACAGGGCACTAGCTCTGTTCATCAGATAGCACAGCCTGACGCACCGCCTCCAATGCCTCTTGCATGGTGGCGGTGCTTCCATTTTGGCCAGTGGTCAAAGCCCAGAACCAGCGCAGCGTCTTGACCTGCATTCCCTGATGCACATGGCCGACAACAATGCCGTCTCGCAGAACGAGGCGACTTGTCTTGTCAAACGCGGTATCTGGCCGATGCGTCCACATGTGAGAACATTTGCAGAACGTCACCGATTCGAAAAGACCCTGCCTTGCGTCCGCGTCCGCCGTGGACGCGCGCGGACAGGCGGACGCATACCTATGTATGCAATGCCAAGTCTCTGATCTTTCAGGGATTTTTGGCTCCGGCGGTAGGGATCGAACCTACGACCAATTGATTAACAGTCAACTGCTCTACCGCTGAGCTACGCCGGAACACGAGGCGGTGTATAGCTTCGGGTTTCGGGGGTCGCAAGAGGGGTATTGCAGAAAAATGACAGGGTTGGAGCAGAAAGTTTTTCGGGGCCGATGTGTGGCGTTCTCGGATGGGTCAGGCGCTGGTCAGGAGCGGGTGAAGGTCGCGGAATGCAGCGTGGGCCGGTCGGCTGTGATCTGCTTTCTGTGAGACAGATCAATGAGATGCGCCAGAAGGTTGCGGCGGGCTGCGGGCTGGAGGGCGGGGGATACGTCGCTGTAGACCCGTGCCGTCAGCGCATCGAGACCGGCGGGACCCTGGGTCAGGGCCTCCAGAATGGCGGTTTCGCGGGCGCGGCGATGGGTGGTCAGTTCGGAAAGGCGCGCGGCGGGGGTCTCGACGGGCAGGCCATGCGCCGACAGAAACC